TCCCCTTGTCTAATTTCTAGTTAAATATTCCTAAGAATATTCTGCTACATACTCCCTGTACTATAGATTGTCGGCGCCTGCGGCGTGTCGTATAATCGACGGTAGATAACCCCGAGGTACCTAAATGCATCGGCTATATGCACAGCCCAGTTCTCTAGAGGCTTCTTATCGTAAACCCCTAGGTCTTCTTTAAATAGCCTTTGATATTCGCGTAGAGCACGTATAGCTAGGTCACAATTGACTTTATCGATTCGAATCCTAGAGAGAAGATATCGACAAGCTTCTATACCATCCTCAAAAGACATCTTAGGAACCATTTGAAAATGCCAGCCGTAACGCCTAGCTTGCATTAGCCTAGACTCGGCATGCTCCCACCCTTGGTGCTTTTGATCTATGTCATGTGGACCAAAGTGCATGCCCCACTCACAACCGAAATTTGCTCTGACTCGTTCGGATTCGTCAAGGTAAGATTTAAAACCACGACCAGTATCATGGATAAGATAAAGAACGTGCACAAAACGACCAGTGACTTGAAACAAAATTCCCGCAGTTGCATCCGTGCCTCCTAGGTCCCATATTGAGTGTAGTTTAAGCCTTGGGTCTGGCTTTAAAGCGCATATACGGCCTTCCCTGACTATATCAGACATTTCTCGGGTATAGTAAGCGCCAAGGTTTCCCACTTCAAAATCAACGTAGAATTCCTGACGTATTAACTCTTCAGACATTCCAAGGTCTTTAGCACGCTTAATATCATCTTTAGAAATGATTGGAGTAACACCGTCATGCTTGAAGGTTTGGTCTACGCTTAAGTGTTCTACGTGGTAATCAGGAAGGTCTTTTGTTTGGTTGAAAACTTCAAAGCCATGATTCATTCCTCTCGGAGTGAATTGTAGGATTTCTTTGCCTTGATTTTGAACGATGATAGGGTTGAGATACTGGCGAGCGAGTGGATTATGTAGAGAGAATTCAGAATATATAATGGTAACAGGATTAGAGCCCATGAGCCCATTGTAATTATTACTACCAGCAAGAATAAGTTTAGAACCATTGAAAAGGTCAATTTCCATTCGCGCTTCATTACGCTTAGCAATAAGCGCATTCGGAATAGCATCCATAAATGGTTTGCCATCAAAGTCTAATCCTTGCCAAATGACTTGCCGCGCCTGCTTGTGCAACGGAAAAAGGTAAACATGGGTTCCGACACGTTTTAATCCTCTTAAAAGCCACATTTGTAAGCACGCAATATCTTTTCCGGCTCTTCTATGAACTATAGCAACAACATTTTTTTCATCCATCATTGCTTTAAACATTCTGGTCTGATGTGGATATGGTTCAATGCCAGGCAAGCGAATATACACTAATCAATCCAATTATAATTGTATCTTACGGCTTTTATTGTACTAATATTAATACCTAGTTCTAAACTTAATTTAGTTAAAGAATGACGTTTAGGATATGAACGAATTAAAATAATTATCTCAGGAGTAATGACTGTGTTTGTCCTATTTCTTACTTGCTCTTTTCGAGTTGCCCAACGACAATTTTCTGGAAAATAACCTTTGCTATTATCAATTCTATCAATTGTAAGATTCTCTTGGTAACCAGAAGATAAAGCCCATTTATAAAAGTTGGTTGTAAGATGCCATTCTTCGCAAACAGTTATATTATTGCCACCATATAAAGAAAAAAAAGTAGACTTTTTATTGTAGCAGCGCATCATCATTGAATTATGAATATGTTGTAATCTTCTAGATATGCCAGGTCTCCGCCATGAACATCCACAAGAAATAGTTTTTTTTAAACAATCTTTTCGTAGCTTAAATTCATTAGTACATAAAGGACAAATAGCGGTTAAATAGGTTCTATTATTGATTCTTTCGGATCTTAATATTTTAATCATCAAACAATCTCTTGATTAGATTTTTGAATTGCAAGAAAAGAAATATATTTAATTTTTAATTCTGAGAAATCGTTAAAGGCCTCTGTTTGAAATAGTGCATGTATCTTTGATTGCGCATCAATAGTTAAATGCAAATACATTTTAAACTTCCATAAAAGTTTTGAAAATTGAAAGTAAATAAATTCAAACAATCTCATTTATCGGCCTATCATAATTTCCATAAGCGGGTTCTATACTATGCTTAGTATATACGTGAGCATGCGCAGCCATTTGTGCCATGGGTAAGCGTGGACCGTATTTCTCGACTTCACGGTTCTCACGCTCAGCTACATAGTTTTGAGCGAATACATCATTTGCCGTATTTTCGTTTTTCATGTTCATGCCTTTCAGCTTGACGAGATTCATGAGTATGACGTTCAGCCTCACGTTGATTATGATATGAGGCCGCTACGGCTTGATTTACAGGGTGGCCTGCGTCAATCATCTCTTTAATATTTTCTTGCCTAGCAGCATTACTCGCACTCTTTATTAGGGGCATTTGTAATCTCCGAGAGTTTTTTGTTTGCTTGCTCGAGTTGAGATTTAAGTTCATTAATTTGTGCAGTTAAAGTGTTATTTTGTTTTTTTAGATAAATAACATTCGTTCTCATATTTAAACCAGTATTTAAACTTTCATTAAGGTGTTCTTTATGAGCATCTAACTGTGCTAATAATCCTTCAACGCCTTGCTGATTTTGAGCTAATTGTTTTTTTAAAGCTTCGTTTTCTTTCAATAATTCTTCAGACATTATTTCAATTTCCTTAAGTTTATTTTTTAAGAACATTATTTGCTTTAGCATCGATCTCATGGAGCATCTGTAATGATATGTGCCCTTTGTTATATTGTTGCTGAGCGCGAGCTTTAGCGTTAGCAGCATGACTACGATTATTAACCGGGTAGCTTCTATCCGGTCCCGCAAATTCTTTAGTAGGTAGTTTATTACGTTCATGTGTAGTTAGTTTAGCCATTTTAAACTCCTAATTAAATAGAAATATATTCAGTAATGTAACAAACGCCTTGTGCGCCTGCTCCACCATTTTGATTTGTACTAAATGAAACAGATCCACCACCACCCTGCCCATATAGTAAAGCAGGATTGCCACCACCATTAGTGCTAGCAAAAATAGGAATATTGGATGGAGTTATAGCGGTTCCACCACCTGTACCACCGCAAACCAATGCAGCAACGGCCAAAGAAAATCCATTGCCACCATATCCACCAGTTATATTAAGATCTCCATTTGTGCCGCTTCCGGCAACTCCACCAGAACTATTATTAACAGATGCACTAGCAGTACCTGCGCCGCCTCCCGCACCTTTTGCAGCGGTTAATACAACGCCAGCGCCGGCAGGTGTAAACGTACTGTCTGCCCCATCTCCACCAGGATTTGCACCGGAACCCCCAGCGGTTCCTCCTGTTCCAATCACAACCGTCGCAGTAGCGCCAATTAAAGCCGCGGTATATGTTTTTCTACAATAGCCGCCACCGCCGCCCCCTGCGCCTCCTGATCCTTGTCCACCAGCACCGGAACTACTTCCACCAGCACCACCGCCCCCAACCAATTCAACAGTACAATATTTCATTCCCGAAGTTGGAGTATAAGTAGATGAACCTGTAGCGGTTATGACTTGAACAGTAATTTGGGTAATAGCGGGTTTTGTTAAACTACTACCAAATTGAGAATAGCTAAATGCAGTGGTATCAACTGTTGCAATAGTAGCTGTGTTATACCAAGCAGTACCTGCAAGCGTTGAACCATTATTAATAATGATTAAGCCAGTATTATTAATCTCTGTTGGAGTATCGTAAGATGTGGCGCGAGTTAAAACCCAATTCGTTGCGCCTGATCCCGCATTAGTAACGGTATAAATACCTTCATTGGCCGCAGCCATGCCGGTTGCAGTATTTTTAATTAATACATTTGATCCGACAGGGGGGTTTACGCCATCTAATGCAAATGTAGCTTGCGCACCTGCATTTGTAAGAGTCGCTCCAACACCAGCACCTGATTGTGTAACGGTTCCAAGAGATGCCGCAGAAGCTGCATAAACAGAAGTTCCATTTAATGCTGTTAAATCCACATAATTTTTTGTAGCAGCATCTTGCGCACTCACCGGATCAGTAACAAAATTAATTAAGTGACTGTTCATATTAAGGGCTTGTTGCTGTACGCCTAACGTCGCAGGAGTAACAAGAGTAGAATTAGTAAAGGTATTGCTGTAAGCAGGATCAGCACCTGCGCCTCCTGTTTGTAGTGAAAATCCTGTTGTTCCAGGAGCAAGTACAGTCCAGACTGTAGCGTTTCGATATAGGATATCGCCTCGTGTTGAACCTAATGCAGCATCCATCCAAGCTGATAACGTCGTAGCTATTGGGGCTGCGCTTCCACCTGTTGTGTTCACCAATCCTCTAAGTGTCGCAATTGGTGCTAAAGAGATAGTGCCAGTCGTAGTTATTGGACCACCTGTTAATCCGGTGCCAGTATCTACTTCAGTGACCGTTCCACCAGTACCAGTTGCAGAAATGGTTATTGAACCAGCGCCAGGAGTAATCGTTACGCCGGAACCTGCCGTTAAAGAAGCGGCCACTGGAACAAGGCCAGTAGAACCAATAAATATTTGACCGTTAGTTAATGGTCCTAAGCCCGAAATGGTATTACCTGTAGTTGCATAAACACCTAATTGACCTAACGTACCAGGAAGGACAATACCATCGGTATTATCACTGATCTGTGACCACGTTCCGTTAGAAAAGAATTCTAAAGAATCTAAAGTCGAGTTATATCTCAATGGAGTACCTGTAGCCGTAACTACACGTTGCCCGGTAGTTCCACCAGGAATACCGATTGCGCCAGTTCCAGGAATACTTGGGTTAGGCAAGATCGAAATAACAATCCCACCACCAATTCCATCACCATTCGTTACACCAAGTTGATTATTAGTTCCACTAATTGAAGTAACTACTAAATCGGAAGAACCAGGATTATTAGCTAATATGCCAGTACCTAATCCATCTAAACCAAAAGAGTTAGGTAGAGCGCCAGTCTCAGAGGTCAATAAGACATAAGTAGCATTAGCAGGCGCTGCCCCACTAGCAGGTAAAACAATCGTTGTAATTGCTGTACCAGCATTGTTCTTAACCCAAGTTGAATTCGGTGGTAATAGCGGTAATATCGTGTCAACAATATCAACTATTAAAGCTGAATAATTATAACGAGGACCAATTAATTGATTAACTAATTGCGCTTGTTGGTCGACCAGCGTAAGAATGCCAAAGTCATTATTAAGCATGCTCGGTACGAAATTAGTATTCGTATAAAGATTCAAACGGTCAGCAGGTGTTTGTCTCGTAATTGTAATTCTATCGCCAGCGCTTGCAGGGGTTACTAATGTAACCTGTACTTCTAATTGACCACCAATAAAGGCTACAGAATAGGTCGAAGGATAAGCTAGAATCTGTGTGACATCGTTTGGAGGCGAACCAAAAGGTGTTAGATATACCACAACATCTGAAGCAACATTCGCTGTCCAGTTCGTGCTAAATACAGTCTGACCGCCCGTAGCTACGATTTGCGTCCAGGGAAGAACATCATTTATCACGACCTGAGTCATAAATTAATCCTTTATTTAGCCCTATATTTTGGCAATCCAAAACCTTCAACTATATGTTTTGAAGCATTATATCCATACGTAGAATTCACAATCGGAATCATACTTGCTATTCCCATTGTATCTTGTTCATTCATATTACCAGTAGCCATAGCATCTATAAAATTAAATAATTTATTAGCATTGGAACCAGTTGGACCTAAAACACCAATACGTGCCCTATCACGATATTTATCATTTTTAAGGTCACCTAATAAAGAACCGCCGGATAATAAATTAGCATCTTGTAAGTTAGATGCTATCCATGAAAACTGAGGAGAATCTAATAAGATTTCAGCAATGATTTGTTCTGAAGTCATTTTATGTCCATTCTTATCTTCATATGGACCTTGTCCACGTGCCATACGACGACTTGGACTTACCAAAGATGCAGAAGCCGTCATCATAACGAATCCCATGAGTTTCTGAGCATCAGGGGTTTGTAATGAAGGAATTAAGTATCTATTCAAAGAAGCGAAAGCCCAGCCTTTAAATCCTCTAATAATTGGTGCCATGAAATTTAATAAACCATTTTCATCTAACCAGATTGGAGAATCTAATGCATTAGCTGAGATAACCGTATCGTGTGTTGATCTAAAGACGGCATCACTAACTTTATTAGCGATTTCTTTATCTTCCCAAAGCCAGAAATTACTTTGATATCCTCCAAGTTTATTAGTTCCACCACCATCTTTTTTAAAAGCATCCCAAATTCTTTGAGCATCTTTTTCAGGATTAAGGCCATATTTATTTAACCACATCCTATCGCCTTTCGATAAAGTTCCATCAAGGAAAGACTTCATCATACTAATTACATTTGATTGTGCTACAGCAGAAGTAATATATTGCAATCCATTATCAATAGCGTTGGTCAACCCGACGTTAGAAGTAAAATGAGCAATCTTGTCTAATGCTTCAGGTATACGCCCTAGATTCAAATAGGGATTAGTAGATAAATCAATTTGCCTAGATGCAGTTGTGTTACCGACGTGGTGCAACGCCAGGTTTAAAGCCCCGGCGGTATTTCTTAAAGATTGACTATCATGTGTTTTTAAAAGCCCTGCTAAACTTTGTATAGTCGGATAAACACCACTTTGTATGAATTGCATGAAACCTTGTTTTAATCCGTTAGCGCTTAAATCCGTTATCATTGTTAAAGGTAAAAATCCTAAACTTGCAAATACATTAAATGATTTTAAACCTTGAGTAATCTGTTTAGCTCGTTTAGTAAGTTTGCTGATACCCATCATTTTTTCATATGCAAATTGGACTTGTTCTTTTCCACGATTAAAATCTTTACGAATTTTGGTAATATTTTTTTCTATTTTATTTAGTTCTTTTTCTAATGATTTCTTTTTTGAAGCTTCAAGATTTTTATCCTGTAATTTTTCACTAATGATTGCTTTATCTTCATTTAGTCCAGAATGAATAGAATCAAACTGTTCTTGAATTTCTTTAAGGATTGGTTCAAAACCACCATCGATTGATAATCCTCGATAAACATTTTGTAAATTTGTTCTTCGAGCTAACCATATTTTGTAATTGGCAATTTTGGATTCAAGATTTTTAGTTAAGAAATTATATTTATAAAGTATTTCATCCGGTATGTTTAAAGTTCTTGCTTTAGTATGATTCTCAGTTTGGTTACCTGTAAACTTGCCCATGATTTGATTAATCGTATCTTCAGCGGTTTGATTCATAATCGTGTCATAATAGGCTTTAGCATCTTCTTCACGGAATTTATGAGCTGTTTCTTCATCAGCAGTATAGCCTTCTTGCTCATGATAAGTTTTTCTTAACTTTAATCTTTCATTAGGATTTCTAAAAATATAAGTATTACTTTCTTTAGGTTTAGAATAAAAACGGTAATTAATTTTTCCACTCGCTGCTAATTCCTGAAGTTTAGCTTTTTCTTCATCTAATTCTTTTTGAACAATAGCAAGTTTAGCTTCTTCTTGTTCTTGAACCTGTGTACCAATTTCACTCTTTCTCATATTAGCTTTAGCTGTACTTGCAGTTTTAGCTTTGATAGATGCAGACTTTCTTTGTTTAGCTTCAGCTTTAATTGCTTTAACACGTTCCGTTAATTCATCGACTTCTTTCTGAGCCACATCACGGGGTTTAAGTAATTGTTCAAGTTCTTTAGCTTCATCAGCAGACAAAGCATTCCAATCATCAGCTAAAAGGTGCAATTCAGGATTAGTTCTAATTTGATTTTGTAGATTTTCTTCAGCAGCTTTTTTTTGGGCTTGTAAGGATGTTATTGCTTCAGCCGCTTCTTTATGAATTCTGTCTGGAACATTTACCAATTTCTCCAACATCTCTTTGTGAGAAATTGCACTTTCGATTAATCGATTTAATCTTGTGATTGGTGCTTTGTATTTTATAATCGTATTGTCTTGATTTCTTAATTCACTAGCAATAACTGGAACCCACCCACTAGAACCATAAAGATTATTGTTAAGGTAATTAATATCATATACACGCATTAGATAAGCTTGAGCTGTACGTGGCGGCATCCAATCCTCTGGAAGATTATAAGCCTCACGCCATGCCTTATAGTATTTATCCATGGATTCACGATACATAGAAGCCGCTTTGTTAACAGCCGCGTTCTCATGTGGAATTTCAGTTCTTATTACTGTTTGAACCTCATCATTAAATTCATCATAACTGGTATAAGGTTTGTCTCCAATTTCAGATTGGATTTTTGATAGAACTTTTTGTTTCGTATACATTCCAGCACGACGTAAACTTTGAGAAACATAACTATCAGTTTTAACGCCATTACGTTCCATAAACAATGCATTATATTGGGCTGATTCTGCTTTAATATGCGCCATTGTTTTAGCCATTAAAGTAAAAAATGGAATTGGCTTTTCTTTACCTTGAGCTAAACCTTGAGTAGTGATTCCATGGTCTAATGCTAAATCAACTACAGCGCGAACTGTTTTTAGTGGAGAAAGTAACATTGAAAGTATAGGAGAACCAAAGAATGTATTGCTCATCACTTTTTCAGCGGCAGTTCCAATATAAGGTATTTTAAATAACCCACCTTTGTAAAATGCAGAGTCGGCTTTATCTTGAGCAAGTTTAACGACATCTGCACTTAAAGATTTACTAGGAGTGTTATCATATGCCTCAAGCCCATTAAGAACGCCTTTATCTGTTACTTTCATTTTATAACCAATACCTTTAACAGCATCAGCCATATATGATTGTAATTTCCATAATTGTAATTTATCAGCAGCTAATGAAAGTAATGGAAAAGAGCCAAATAAAGATGTAGCAAAAACTGAACGAATTACAGCATCATTTAAAAAGTCTTTCATGTTTCCATTTATCTTGTCTACTTGTTCGCCAAGACTTCCAAAAGTTCCATAAGCAAGTCCCCCAGGAACATTCCTTGCAATGTTTTTTATTAGAGTTTGACCAAATTTTGCATACTTAATTTGACCGATTACTGGGATATAATTTATTAAATCTGTAGGTAAAGCCAAAACAGAACCAGAAAGCCATTGCATCCATGAACCATCTTTAACAGTATCATCAATATGCTGTTCGTTATAAATTCTATTTAATCTAAAATCCATTTGCTTTTCATTTTCAGAAGATAAAAGATAAGGTTGATACTCAGGGCGTACGTTTAAAAATTTATCTTGGAATTCTAATGGATTAAAATTTGGGTCTTTATAAGTCAAACTCGCATCTTGATATCTGTCCCATGCACCATGTAACAATCGCCATGTATCATTTTTGTCTTGTAAGTTTGCTAATGTTCCTTCTATATAACCAATATCTTTTTTTGGTTCTTGAGCAAAATCAACACCAAAATTAGCTAGGGTTTTATCTATTGGAACATCTACTGACGTATGATCATAGGGTTCAAAAGGAATTTCTAAAGATGCAGTTTTATTACTTTTGACAGCATCAATTTGTTTTGCTACGTCAGGTTTAAGATCATTTTGTGTATCAGGATTATTATTTGTTAGCATTGGCTTTAATCCATTCAACATCAGGCGTGTAAGTATGTACTCCCAGTATTGGGCCTAATAAAAACATACTTGCTGGCCCATTTGCTGTATCACCATTAATTTCCCAATTAAAATTATTGCCAACTAATCTTAAAGGATAAGTATGGGTATCTGTGGCAGCACCATTACGTGTATGTTTGACTAAATTTAAACGCTCAATAGTTGGACCACCAGGTGCTTGAATAGCAGGAGCACCCGGAAAAGTTGTATAGACTTTAGCTTCTTTTTCTACCGGTTCTATTGACCAATATTCATCTGATTTTTTATCATCATATAATTTTTTGAGATTTAGCATTGGTCCTGTAAGTTGTCTTACAATATCTTTATTAATGGTTGTTATTCCTTCACCTTCAGGAAAACCACAAGCTTTTTCAATCGGATGTAATGTCCATTCAGAACTACCATTAATAGATGTTTTACCATAATTATTTTTTACATAATCTTTAGTCAATAATTGTGCTCGATTATCATCACGCCCAGTATTAATAAAATTAGTACGATAATTTGAGCGTATATCTGAGGCATAAAATGCTTTATTCCAAGGCGTGTCAAACCGTGTTCCGATTATTGGATCACCGAGTCCAAAAGTACCTAAGATATAATCATCAGCATCTTTACCGACTTTAATTGTATTTTGGTATATTTTATTAGCGAATGCTGCTTCAGAATCTCTTCTAAAATCATTATCTTGATTTTGTTTATTTTCAGCAATAATACGTGCCGCTGAGGCGGGATCGGCTGGATTATAATTGTGTTTTATATCGGACGCTAAAGCTTTATCCTCATCACTTAATCCACCTAAAGCTTTTCCATTTCCAGATTCTTGTAATTCAGAAATTTGTTTTGCTGCAGAAACCATATCATTAGGATCGCCACTTCTTAATTTTGTTTTTAAAGTTTGTGTAAATACGGGTATAGTACCACCAGCACTAGAAGCCACTTGGTTCTCTGCTTCTTCACGCGAAGTATTTGGAGAATTAGCTATGACATAATTTACTTTGCCATTAAAAGTTTTGTTCTTGATTTTTTCAGAAGCATTAGCATGAACAGTAGCATTATCCCAATGTTGTATTAAATTACTTTGCTCTTCATTTTCTTGTTTTTGTTTTTTATATGCGGCAATGTATTCATTATTTAATTTACTCGCATTAAGCGGTGAAAGTTTATCTAAAGTTGATTGTAAATCAGAACCAGTAATACTTCCGATATCGGTTTCCATTCTTCCTTTAAAATCCGTCATTGTGAGTTCTTCATAATTCGATTTTAAAGAATTTTGCATATTTATATGATTTGTAAGACTTTGCATTGCGGTTGGATAATCAGCGTCACTAATCCATGAGGGTCGTGTTGCTAAATTTTTTACAAAATCAGCTTCTTTTTTTTCTTTGACAGCTTGGTCATATTGAAATTGTAATTTTCCAGCAATAGCGCTTTGTCTAACTGTATCTGATCCCACTTTAGCTTGTTGTGGAGTAAATCCTATATTACGCGCAGCCGTAGCATTATTTTTTGCTGTATTATTTTTAACAAGTAAATCGGCTGCATCAAATTTACCTGAAGCAGATAAAGAATGAGCAGTTTCTGCATTTTGATTATTTGAAAGAATTGTATTATTTACAGTATCTTCATGCTGTTCTTGAATCATTCTATTTGTTAAATGTTCGCTCAGACTTAATTGTGAAGCACCATAAACTTTTTGTAAGTTTGGAAGAACTTGTGGAGGAGCATTTTTAAATATATTTTGCAATCCTATCGAAATACTTTTATTTGTCTTGGCAATTAAATCAGGAGTAATTCTATCGGCTTTGGCGACTTCAATATTTGAATCGGTAATTAATTTATCAGCTTGTAAACCTAATGTAGCTTGGGCTTGAGTTAGATAACTTTCTTGCATGGTTTTATCAAAATCAGTGATTGGGATTCCAATATCCCCTTGAGGATTTTTACCTAATTCACCCCCAATCTTTTGCGCAATAGCATTAGAAGCTTTTGAAGCTACCGTTGCTCCTATTCTCGACATCCAATTGGATGATGCAGCATAATCATTAATTGTGTTTTGATAATTTGGTGTGCTAGAGATTTCTGGCCTTTCGGAACGTTGATAAGGCTGTGGAAGTTTTTCACCTTCGCCCACAGCCGGAACATTTCTTGAAAAATCCAAGTCAGCCATAATCAAGCCCCAGTTTTAGTCGTTAATCCAAACCCTTGAGAATAAGCGGCTGGATTAGTAGAAAATGTGTTAAATGTTCTTGAAGCAAAACCTTGCCAAAGTTTAGAAACATCTGAACTATTTTGTAATCTTGATAATGCTAAATTTCCACGTAATTGGTTTTCTTTACCTAGCATATTTAATCGACGAATCTTTTCATCCGAATTGAAATTAGCTTGTGATTCATTTAAAAGACTAGCTGCACTTCCACCACTTGTACTAGCACCACGTGCAGCGAATATAGCAATTTGAGCGCCTAAAGTTTTACGTAATTCTTTCATTGCTTGTAAACTAGCATCAGCAGTTTCTAAACGAGTTTGTTCAAGATTCGTATCGAATGCAGCTTCTTGAAGTTTCATCCCCATATTCATTAGATCGGTTTGATTTTGAGTACCAAAGTAATCAACTATCATTCCCGCAGCTTGCATTCCCATTAATAAATAAATTGGCATAATTCACCTTTAGATTTCTACAGAATAAAACACACCTAATAACTGAATATTAAATGGATCATTATGTTCAATTGTATATGTAGGATTATTAAAGTCATCCCAGGCTTTTAATATACTCATTTCAAAGATACCACGTGCAGGGAAAGGCGGCTCGCCAATATGTGACATATCAAATGGCTCTAATGCAATCGGAACACCATTAATCGTTCCACCAATTGTATTGTTGAACATAAACCTACACCATTCTACACGTTTGGGCTTTGTTAGCGTGGTTTCTTTTGCACTTTGCCCACTCGATAAACTTAAGGGTAGTGGCTCAATAATTGTATTGATTGGAAAACCTATAAAAGCTTTAGAGACGTTAGTTAATACACCATGGGCTTCAAATACGACTTGGTTATTTACATTGGTTTCACCGGGTGCATCAAAACCGAAACCATCTCCTACCATCTTCACATCTTGAGCATTAAAGAGAACCCCTGTGCTAATTGTATTAGTTGGAGAGCCTGAATACTGTATAGCACAGTCTAAAAAGACATCTTCAGTTAATTCTTCAAGTGTAAAAATGGTAGTTAACGGCCATGGAACAACATTACTATTTGTCCCGGCATTCGTAAATTGAACTTCATTAACATCTGCTATTGCATCCGCTTGATTAAGGTAAACCACAAAGTCATCAGCACTGATACCAATGACCCAATAATATTGAGTTGTGACTAATACAGGAGTGCTTGCCGGTAATGTTCCCGTCGTTGTGAATTTAACGGCTGTTGGAAAGATTGTGCTGAAGTTACTGGCTACGGCTTTTAAACTTGAAGGTGCAGTAGGAGTATGAGCAGTAAAGCCCGTAATAGCGATAGGTGAAGCCGCTTGCGCCACATCTCTTTGAACTACAAACCAACATCTACCATCTGAACTACTTCCTACTTGTAAGAAGAAAACATTACCGTAGGATTCTTCCATTACGGCGGTAACAAAACCTGAAACACCTTGAGATAAAAGAGTTTGAAATATCGCTAATGAACCATCAAGATTAACGATAAATACAAAACGACTTCCGGCTCTATGTAGAGGCTGAAATGCAGTTTCATCCTGTGGGCTTCTAATCGTTTGTTCATTTATTACAGAAACGATATTAGACGTATAAGCATTGTTAATCCCATCCCAAAGCATTTGGTGTGCGTCATTACCAGAGAGAACTAAAATTTGATTATCCACTGCTTGCGGTTGTAATACATCCGCAGGAGTTGAATCCTGTAATAGCAACGTAAAGTTCGTTGGAGTAATAGCAGCAACATCAGATAATGGGCTTGAGAATATTCCTGTATTGGTATGTACAGTAATACTTCGATAAGGAACTATAAATTTAATATAGTTCATATTATCAGAAGTAGAATAAAAACTAATCGCATCATCATCATCAGTCGTTAAATCACCAAAGTCAGCATAGTCATTAATAACACTTGCCCAGAATCCATTAGGCAAACTTGCAGAATTGGCAAATAACGCTCTATTTTGATAGCTAGAACAAACCTGAGGCCAGCCACGGGCATCACTCCATGCTGGCTCTCCTAATAACGCCAAGCTTCCTAAAATTGGTACACCAGCTTGAAAAGGGTCTTGAACCGAAACTGTAAAATGTGAAGTATCTGCAACCGCAGTAATACGACCTGATCCTCCACCACCGAAGAACGCACCACCGATATATGCAGACGTTAAATGGGTATAAGGTGCACTCAATGTAATAGTTGTACTTCCACTAGCTCCGGTAGGTGTAAAAGTAATCGCATCATACGATTCTACTGCGCTATTAAAATCAAAGAATGGCACGTTTCTAAATTTAGTTGCGGCGAAAGTCCACGTATTTTGTACAGTTGAAGTTGTAGTGCCAGTGCCAAGACTTTGGATTGTAATTTGGTTAAAATGATAAGTGTTATCTATCAGATATTGTTTTGCATCTTCAGGTGTTAAAAATAATGCAGCTTGGGTGGTGCTAATTGTAGCAGCAAAATAAGTTACGCCAGCCGTAATTTGAGGCGTGGTTTGCATAATAGTCCCACCCGTAACCGCAAACTTAACTGGCATTACTCGGCCTGCAATAAATCCGGCGGAAGTTGTAGTGTATGTAGTGCTTGTAAATGCTGTTACATTAATTGAAGAATTAGCTGCGCGCGTTAAATCCATAGGCTTAAAGCCTTGGCCTGCACATCTAAACGTTGAACCATTACCGCTTAATGTGGTGGTTGACATATTGTAAACGTTTAAAGCTGTTAATGTTGTTGTTACCGTAGCAACAAGCAGTCCTTCTAAGTAAATATAAATTGCTAATGGTGCAAATAATAATTGGTATACGACTTCATTAAGATATTGAAACGTTCCAAAATTAATTTGTTGGAAGTCTGTAAAACCTGTAAGCGTTGATTGGTAGAGTGTTCCGAATCTTTTACCAGCCGCACCAGTTGGATAGGTCAAAACATTCTGAGCTGTCTTTAATCCATTACCATATTCATTTACCGTAACACGGCCATACATGAAAGGGCTTAATTCACCTTTCGAGAATATATCCTGTGACCAAAGTTGATATGGCATTTCATAATCCTTTACCCGATCTGAGGACCAATAATGCCCGTAATATTACGTTTGACAAGCATGGGTATTTCCCATTCGTAGTATTGAGGTCTATTTTGGGCATCAGTAGCCGCAGCAATAGCCCATTGTACATTTTTCTTAGCTTCGATTGCATTAAAATAGTCTGGTTTTTGTGCTGTAGTCAAACAGAGCATAGCTGCAATTTCATAGATAAAATAATTTATAAAATATGCTGGTAACTGTGCGATTTCAGGTAAAAAGGCATACTCCATAAATATGGGTGACTGAGTTCCCCAATTGCACCATATTTGATTATTAGAATAAATCTCATAAACATAATTCTGAGGAATGATTCTAATGTTTTTCAAATAACCAGCAGGAAGAAAATAAATTTGGGTCCAGCCAGTTTGAGGAGGAGGGACAAGTGTTGATAAAGACAATTGCTGAATCTGGATAGCAAACCTCCAATTTCCTGTTCCTAAAATACTCGGTAAAAGAATATCGAAGGCTTGATCAGCCGCTATTACCATATCATCAGCGTTATCCAATGTGGTAATGGGTTTGTGACCCATTACCATCACGGCAAGAGAAATTATTGAGGTCTTACTGTATGCCATGTACAATAACCTCTTTTGGGTAAGCCATAATGCGACAATGTTGTGTACCCTTTTGTGATAAGACTACACCAAGAACTAAAGATAGATTTTGTTCTTCACATCGCAATGAATTTTTCATTAGGAAAATTTCTCCATATAAAGAACTTCCACCATTATGGGCATTTCGTAAATGCAAACATCATGAAGGATGGCAAATATTTGAACATTTCTATTATCATAAACCTTCAAATTCTTATATTTGCAAACCATATACTTTATCCAAATTAAAAGAAAAATATTGCCCAATAAAACGAAAAGCTAATAGGTTAAGAGACTGGCACTCTAATAGAAATGCCGCTATTAAACGCCATTTTGGAATTGACCAAAAAGAATATGAAATGATTTTGGAAAAACAAGATTTTAAGTGTGCTATATGTCTCAAACTTAAATCCTCCAAAAATCTCGATATTGACCATTGTCACAAGAGTGGTAAAGTTCGAGGTTTGCTTTGCCGTCCTTGTAATATGGGATTAGGTTACTTTAAAGATTCTCCTAATCTACTCACCAAAGCGGCGGATTATCTCCGCCGCTAATTTATAGCCCCATCTTATACAGTTGGGATGATACGATACCAAATGTGCGCAACAAATGTACTATCCCCAGTAGTAAATGCTCCTGTCAAGTTACTTAAATACAAGCCCTTATTGACCGTTGTGCTAAATGGTAATGCTCCTACAGTGTTACCGGATACTGGCGTAAATTGGAATGTTGTACTAGCAGCAGCAAAGAAGTCAGCAGCAGCTTCTCCATTACTTGCCAGGACACCAGCACCATGCACAGTGGAATCGTATTGTACTGCTACAACACCCCCAGCAGCATAATCAGCACTTACGAATGTCATTAATAGATCCATTTGTTCTAGGACTAATAATTTATTCGCACCAGGAGCAGCAACTAACAGTTTTGGAGCCGCATACATACCATTAAACTCAGCAGCCGTAATAGCTACAGTGGTGTAGATTAGATTTGTATTAGGTACTGCTAATGTCGTACCGCTAAATGCCAAACCGTTACCTAATGTGATTTCTTCAACGTTAGCTGTTCCACTGGTAGGATTACCAATTAAAGTATCAGCAGAAGCCTGTTGAATCTTCGCATATGTCACAGCATTGTTTTGGATGTTTGCTGTCGCAACACTTCCAGAAGGTGTGAAGCTAGAGACTGTTACACCGGTAGAAGAAGATGTAGCAACAATATACATGTTACTTCCATCAGTACCGTTAGCGATAATAACGTCACCAACTTTTAAACTTGCATATTCTGATAAGAAATAGTTAGCGGCTGCAATTGTCGCAAGCGCATCATTAGGACTACCATAAATAAATAAGTTAGGTGCGTTTAATACTGTGGAAGATCCACCAAAAGGAACGACAGTTATTTGACCTTCGTTTAATGACGAAGATACACACGTCCAATTTGCAATCGTAAAAGCCATGTTCATTACTCCTAATAATTAATGGATATTAACTTTCCAAACAGTTGATTTGAATAATACCCAAATTGTCAATTACGACAGCGCCAGCACTGAAAATACCATTAATCAACCAGGATGTTTCACGGGGTAGATAGTTAATTTCAGTTCTGAAGTCATGCCCAATACCCATACCTGTAGACTGTTTGTGCCAGAAGAATGTTTCACGTACGTTAGCGGAAGCAAAAGGTAATCCACCTTCGACCATTTGTGGGATGATGATAATGTTTACACCCAAATAGTCACGTACAAACCCTTTATCTAATACTCGGTTTTGAGTATAGAAGGTTGAAACGAATTGATCTGCTTGTAGTAAAGATTGGAAGTTACTAGCAGACATTGCTGCAAAACGTTCCGGTAAAGGCACAGCATTATTATCAAAAAATTGAATTGCTTTCGTAAATTTGCTGTACGTCATATTCGTACCGCCATCTACAATCGTTTGACCGGGACTTAATGCAATAGCATCAATAATAATTTGGTCAGAACGTCGACCAAGGGCATTTGCGACAAGCATCGCATTTTCCATCTTAGCATCGAAGTTCACAGTTAATTCTTGTACAGAGTCGACTGCGGTTGGTGCAGTATACTTTTGTAATGTAGCATTAAAGGGCGCATAACCAGGGTCTTGAATTACCACTGTTTGCAAATAACCCGTCGGTACTGCTTGAATTTGGTTTACTTTTCGGAATGAAACTTGATTACCGATTACATCACGTCGAACACGAATCGTGTCACGTAACAAAAAACCTAAAGATTGGTATTGTGCTTTTACTAAAGCATCAAACTCTATTTGTTGCACCGCCGTCAATGAAGTAGACATAGCATAAAACTCCCAAAATAAATAATAATGAAATTACATTTATCATGGGCTTTATGCTTTTTTGATTGTCTCAGTTAGAGGTCAAAGATATAAAGTTGTCCATTTATATTGGTTATTATTATAACAGATTAGCCACCAATCTTGTCAACATAACCAGGAGCATTTTTAGCCGCTACTTCTAATCTTTTTTGAAGGTCTGCTCTATATGTAGCGTCAGTTTTATATTTTTCAAGATTATTAGATAATTCCATTTTGACATCTTCAAGAGAAGGAGCAGCGCTTACATTGCCGTTATTACCCGGCACTTGGGGTATGTTAGACATAAATTTACCTCGTAATTCTTCTAAAGCTTTTATTGAATCAGCAGTTCTCATATTTTTCGTAATTGCTTCGTATCCATCTTTTGATAGATTAGCTTTAGCCCAATTGTCCAAAACTTCAACTCGTTCTTTGGCATTTTCACCTAAACGTTTTAATTCTTCATCATCATTGGTACTAAATTCATCTACATACTTATCAATGGATTCTATAAATTTATCCATTACTTCTTGAGGAACACGTTTTTCTTTAGCAAAAGATTGTAATTCTTGGAAAGGAACATAATCCGGGTCTAAAAACTTAGACTTAGAAAAGTCATATTTTTCGGGTGCTGTGCCTAAGCGTTTTTCAAGCTCAGCATTACTTTTAGCTAAATCAGCGACTGATTTATATTTTTCAGGTAACCATGCTGGTCGTTCACCTACCCCAGGCATATTCTCATCTATAAACCACGCTGGTTGTGTATTTTCTTCTTCAGTCGTCATTTAGGATTTGTTCCCGCTTTGATTCTTTGTTTATGTGAGGTAGTAGCCATGATTAGCATACGTGGAAAGTCTTTAAATCCTTCTTGCCACAGAACATCTAATTGATAGGTAGGTGTTCCTTTCTGTACTAAAGCAGGCAAAAGAAATTTGTCTTTCACTAGTTCTATGAATCGTCTACCTTGCTCATTCATTTCAAAAAGTTCGTAACATAACTTATCTAATTCGATTAGTTCTGGATTATCTCTCAATTGTTGGATTTTTTCTTCATAGGGTTTGAAATAGTTTTCTTGTTCTAAAAATGGATTAAATTCTGGACCTGACATTATTTCCTCATTAACTAGTTGCAATTGGTTGAGTTGAAGGGCTTGGTGGTTGTTCTGGCGTACTAGCCGCAGGATTTGCCATTTCCATCAAACTTTGTTTATTTTGTAAAGCTTGCATTACTCTAGCTACATCTTTCGGTTTATTCAAGAAACGTGGGTCGACTTGAAGCTTTTCAGCAATCATATAAGGTGTAGTCTTAGGATTAATATAAACCTGTGTAGCTTCTTGCCCCATAATACCTTGCATAATTTGTACAAACTGTATCAATCTTTCGACTTCTTCCCGGCCTTTAGCTAAAGCTAAAGGTGATTTATATTTAAACTTAATGGGCAAATTTCCTACATTTGGATAAGGAAGTAAACCCATACTATTTAGAATAAATGCTATTCGTTTAATAATCGGCCACCCCATTTCTTGTTCCATACGGGAAAAGATAGGGCCGATCTTATTGGCTAATGTGCTTTGATTTAAAGATAATTCATATGCGGTTTGCGGCTGAACACTCTTTGAATCTTGTGGCTCTTCTGCAAATAAAAGCGCTTTAATCTGCATCCTTAAATCAGCCATTGTCATCTGAGCAAATTCAGGTGAGGCGCTATTAGGCAAAGGTATAAGAGGAACCTGACCATTGCTACCGATAGGAGCAATAGGAATTATAGAAAACGGTTGTAACTGAAACGTATGAGGATTAAATACAGCATCGCTAAAGCCCATATAAGGTCTAAAAGTATTAAGATTAGCAGAAGCAAGTTCAACCCTCGCCATTTCATTTAAACTTATAATAGAAGGCAAAGCTTCCATAACGGGACCACGGCCCCAGGTTTCATTATTAATCTTCTTCCAACGCCATACGATTCCAGGACTTGATTCTAACCATTGCCAATACAATAAATCGTTATCAGCCCATACAGCATAACAATACTTTTTAGGTTGATTAGAAAAGAAAGCTACGCCTTCATAGATATTTCTAATCTTGGCATCTGGATCGCTTGCTATTAAAGCTTGAAGATTAGGTGTAATAAGTATATTAGGCCAACGTAAATGAAGCTCATTGATCTTTAAGTTTTGCCATGTTCTAAACCAAGATTCAATATTACCATTTACCGCTTCTTCGATAGCTAACTTATCGGCCGGAATACTCGTGCACATAAATGGCATTTCATCATTAACTTGGTTAATGACTAATGCAGACGTTCCTACCGCTAAATCGTAATAGCATTCATTAATTGTTACGTCAAAGTTTGAAGCATGAATATAAGTAAATAATCTACGCATATAGTTATCGAGAACCATTTGCGCTTCTTCGATTAAAGCAAGATTATCTTCATTGTCAGGATCATCAACTAATTTTTCATCGATTTCCAAGAATCCCCATTGAACTTTTGGGGGTGTCATTGTTTCATGAATCTTAGAAACGAAAGTTGTTACCGCTTCCACGGCGGTTGTGTCATAGACACGAGAATTCTGCATCGTGCCTTGAAATTCTTTCCCAGGTAAGTAATAACGATTACGAAATGGAATGCAGTAAAAATAAGAGGCTTGTTGAATAGGTATCCATAAGTCTGCAACATATTTAGCAGAGTTATAACGCTTACGTAAAGTCTCTAATAGAGAATTACCAGGCATTGCAACGGGCGGCATTCCTTGCGTCGTATCCATTAATTATCCACCTAATTGGTCGGACATATCATTTGCGGCTGGTTGCCCTGTTCCTAACATACCAACGCCTAAGCCTTGTGATCTGTAATTTCTACGCAATGAGCGTATTTGCTTTTCTTGTACTTGACGTTTAGCAACATCAGTTTGTGCACGAGTTTCATCTAATTGTTTTTGTTCTAATGCAGTTTGATCTTTATACGCTTTTATTTGATCGTTAATTGCATTGCGCTGATTACGGATATCATCTTGGCTAGGGCGACCTAATAGCTTATTAAATAAACCACCTTCAACGTTTCCTATGCGTTTATTAAATGCGCCAGCTAAACCACCCGTTAAAACTGTTTCCCCTATATCACGAATGTCAGTCCACAAACTCATATTGGTTTCTCCTAACTAAATCCAAATATGCACATAAATTGTTTTGGGTTTAAATTCTTCAGGTTTGATTTCACGATCGACATAAATAATATGCCAAGGAATCTTAATCTTTTTTCTCAATTCCTTTATCTGAGAAAGGATTGTCGACATTCGTGTTATCCTTCATTATTCCCATGTCTGATTTTAGCGCATCTATTTGTTTTTGTAACTCAAAAACTTGGTGAACATTTAACCCAACGTTAACGGCTTCCATCAGTTGTTTAAACTCAGAAGCAGTAAAATCACCACTAGCCGCTTGCTCAAGTATAGAAGCATAATGCTCAGCAGGTGTGTCTCCTGCTTTTAAATCAAGTCTAATCTTTGAATTCTTACTAATACCAAATTTAGCCCATCCAATTAGCTTCCAGTGATCCATCGCATAGTTGATAGTGCCCATTTGGTAGTTTGTGTTCTTAATTTCTAGACCTTCTTCGTACCAAAGCTGTTTCGATACCATTTTACAATAGCTATAGACATCTCTAAAAAGTTCATGCTTTTTTAGCCATAGCCAAAATGTACTTTCTGCTATCATGGCTTCTACACAAAAATAAGTCATACATGACTTATTTCTATTCATCATGATTTTAATCAACATCTGACAATGTTTTTTCTCTTGGTAAACTGACTTTCTACCTTTAAAATGCGTATAAATCTTTTCTGGTGTTAACTCCATGCGATAGGTCTCTCATGTTTAATATAAGTCAATTCAGGGAATTAATTATCAAGTCTACACTAAATGACCTCAATTTGTATTCTCCTGAAGCCGAAGAATTATTAGTCTTTACTTGTGCGGTTGAATCTAGGGGTGGTTCTGATCTCAAGCAATTTAACGGTCCTGCTCTTGGTATCTATCAAATGGAGCCTAATACATATACAGATTTATGGGCAAATTATATAAATAATCATAATCAGCTTAGAACTATTTTAGTCACAAACTTTGAAGTGAATAGAATTCCTTCACCGGAGAGATTAATTTATGATCTAAGATATGCTACTGCTATGGCTAGGTTATTTTATGCGCGTATTAAAGAGCCTTTACCTTATTTAGACGATCCTGAGAATTTATGGTGGTATTACAAAAAATATTATAATACCTTCAATGGTGCCGCTCATAAAGATTTTGCTATGCTTTCATACCACTGCTTTAAGGGTAACTAATATCTTTATACAAGCTAATTAATGTGCTCGTATTAACTGTATTAAAACAGACACGGCATAAGAAGCGTGAGACTCGTTCTGTGTCTGCACCTTCTGTGTTCTTAGCTGTAAACCATTCTATAGGCACATAATCATGTGGGCCTCGGTTCTTACCGCATAGTTCAATTGCTTCGCGTTTACGGCGTGCTTCTGCTTCATCTAGGGCTGGGGTTAGGCTCATCGGTACCTCGGGGTTATCTACCGTCGATTATACGACACGCCGCAGGCGCCGACAATCTATAGTACAGGGAGTATGTAGCAGAATATTCTTAGGAATATTTAACTAGAAATTAGACAAGGGGAATCAAAAGATGGAGAGTTTAGGGGCGACAAACATTTCCTTGATTAACGCTTTTTGGTTATGCAATAATGCGTCTATTCTGATGGACTGGTGACGCACTTGAGAGTGTTCTGGGACACCGGAATCAAAACCAGACCCCCCACCCCGGTTTATACCCCCCTCCGATTTTGGCACAAATAAGAATTTTTCCAGCGTTTTAAAACCAATTTAATCAATAGCTTGCACGCTCAACTCTAAAACCCCCTCCATTTCCCGCGATTAGCTAATCCTGCAGACGGGAATAATATTTTAAAAAAGAGTTGACATGCTAATCGTGCATGCGTTACTATGCTAATCGTGATAACGTAATTAACAGAGAGGACAATTATGAAAGTATATTTAGTATATAAAGATGGAAAAGCGGAAGTCTGCTTAAACCTAAGCAATGCGCTGATATTAGCGACTAAATGGGAAACAGAAGTGGTTGAAGTAGAAACAGTTGATGATTATGTGGTTTAACTAACAGAGAGGAC